CCTGCGTCTTTTTTTGTTTAAAAATCTTTTTTTTACCGCCGTTATTCGTAGTCTTCGGCTTTAAATACAATCTTTTTCTCGCCGGATTCCTCCTCTTTTTTCTCAACCTTTTTTTTCAAAGAATATTTGTTTTTCCGTCTTGCGGAAATGATAAGGACAACAGCAAGAATGAGGCTTATAGCAGCGAGCGCTATCCAGATAATAATATTCGTCTCATCGCCGGTTTTCGGAACCGGCGGTATTTTTTTGTTTGAGTATACGGCGAAAAGGCCGAGAGATAAAAGAAAAATAATAAGGATAAATAGGCGTTTGTTCATTTCTATTCCCCGCTGTATCAAATTAAAATTCCAAAATCTATTTTATATAAAACTTCCGTCGAAGTAAATGAATAATCCAAAGATGCTGTCGTGGTATGTCGCCTGTTTTAAAAGATAATATGCGGTTGTGCGGCCGAAGAGGCAGAGGAGAATAAAATCCCGAATATGTGAGGACGCGGGGCGGGGGCGTCGGGGATTTGGAAAGGAGAAAAATGAATTGTCCCGATTGTGAACTGGAACTTAAGGTTACAAAGACACATACCGAAGTTGCCGGCGATAAGGCGGTGATGGTGCAGGAGCTGTCCTGTATCAATCCGGCCTGCAAAATGTCTTCGAGAGAAGCGGTTGAAACAATCCGGCATGAACTCGGTTAAAAAGTTTAAAACGAAAAAGTATAGGCTAAACCAAGCCGACGCCAAACCGGGCGGGAAAGGGAAATTATGGATTTTGAAGAAATGATAGTAGAGGGATTTTCACAAAACGGGCAGACCGGGCAAGTTGTTGAGGAAACCGAAACTACTGAAACCGAAACCGTTGAAGAAACAACGGAAAAAACGACCGAAACAGAGGAAACGACGACCGAAGAAGGTATCAGATTTAAACACAAAGACCTTGTGTTGGACCTTGATACCGAAGCGGTGGGGAAACTCTCAAAGGCGTTTGGAGTGGATGACAGGGCATTTGTAGATACTCTTCAAAAAGGTATGAACTACGACCATCTTAAAGACCGTATCGACAAGCGTTACGGACACATCATCTCGGCTGTCACGGCTTTTGCAGAAAAAAGCGGACAAAGCGAGGGGGAGATAGTCGCACAGCTCGCAGGAGTTGTAGGAGAAGTCAGCGGACGGTACGAGTATGAAAGAGCGTATGACGACCTTAAAAAGAGATATCCGGAACTTGACGAGAATACCGTTGACATTATGGCGAAAGAAAAGGTCGATACTCTTAAAATTGTCAGAGAGCGAAACGACAGGGAATCGGACAATCCGTGGGTTAAATTCTTTATGTCTCATCCCGAGATAGAGGGAGCGGACAAAATCCCCGATGAAGTCTATTCGCTTGTTCGGTCGGGTTTGGAGCCCGAAACCGCATATCTTAGACACCAATTGGACAGCAGGACGAGGGAAGTCCAGGAAATGACTCAAAAAATCGAAGGGTATCAAAAGGCCAGACTGACGGAAGAAAAATCAACAGGCAGTTTATCGAAAGGAACTGCCGAAGAAAAGAAAGACCCCTTCATTGAAGGGTGGGAAAACTATCTATAAAAGGAGATTAAATAATGGCGATTACTCTTCACGATAAATACGCAAAACAGATAGGAAAGGCATTTTCCGAAAAATCATTCATTGCCGGCAGACTTTCAAACAAATACGACTTCACGGGTGTTAAAACCGTCAAAGTAATGGTGCCTCTTACCGTTCCCATGACAAACTATAACAGGTCGGCGGCGTCAAACCGTTACGGAACTCCGACCGAAATGGGGGATACAGTACAGGAAATGCAGCTCACGCAGGACAAGTCATTTTCGCTGACGATAGACAGGGGAAATAAGGAAGACCAGAGCAATCTCAAAATAGCGGCTTCAATGTTGAGACTGCAGGTCGAACAACAGGCGGTTCCGACTATGGATAAGTATATATTCGAGGCTTTGTCTCAAAAAGCCGGTAACAGTATCGCGTCCACCAAACCGGCAAAAACCACTATAGCCGACCTCATCAGCACAGGGGTTCAAACGCTCGACGACAACGAGATAGCGCAGGAAAAAAGAATACTCTTTCTGAATGCGGAAAACTATAAGTTCTTAAAACATTCTCCGGAGTTTTTAGGGATAGATACTTTAGGCAAAGCCGCGCTTGAAAAGGGGGAAGTCGGTTATTACGACAATATGTCGGTCATTAAAGTCCCTGCAACAAGATGGCCTTCGGGGCTATGTTTTTTAATCGTTCAGGGCGACAGCGCGACCGCACCGGTAAAGCTTGATGAAACCAAACTGCATACGGATCCCCCGGGCATAAGCGGAAATCTGCTCGAGGGCAGACAGTATTACGACTGTTTCGTATTCGGACACAGATCAAACGGCGTTTACGCTTTCTTCGACTCCGCCGTTGCGACAAAGACGACGACCCCGACAATCGCGGCTTCGGGTGGAGTATTCTCCGGAGTAACCGGCGGAACCTATCACTACACAACCGACGGGAGCGACCCGAGATATTCTATGACTGTAAAGATGGGCAGCGGAAGCGACGTGACGACGGCGGGAACCGTTGTCAAATGTTACGCGACAAAGACGGGACAGATCCCCTCTACGGTTGCAACACAGACATTGACTGCTTAATCAACATTAAAGGCATTGAGGGGGAAACCCCTCTTTGCCGGATTATCGGGAGAATTTAATGACTGCTAAAGAGATATTTGACAACGGAATGGCTTTAATGGCGACGAATAGGGACGAGGATTTTACGCTCGTTCAGTATATCGTTCCCTGGATAAACCAGGCATTGGCTGAAAGTTTTCAAGCCGAGAATTCAATCAGACTATATGAAGGACGCGAATCTCTCACCGCACCGCAACAGATTACTTCGGAAGATGAAGATATCGAGTATGACGACCGATTACAGCAATACGCTTTAAGTTATTTTATCGCTTCTTTGGTAGCTTCCGACGACGGCGATACATACAGGGCGGAGGATTTCAGAAGACGGTATGTTGTCGCATTAAGTGAAGTATCAAAGCTGATAAGCACAGAGATAGTTGATGTTTATAAAATGGGTGATTAGCGATGCCTAAAATCACGGGAAACATAACGGCTCCGAGAGTGAGCAAACGAAAGTTTAATATCGAATATTTCGGCGGTGTGGACTTATCAAACCAGCCGGCGAATGTCGATATAAAGAGAAGTTGCGACGGTATGAATATGATAAGGGACTTGCCCGGAAAGATAAGGAAAAGAACCGGGTACAAGCTTTTAAAACAATATCCGTCGAAGATAAACGGCATTTACTTCTTTAAGGGAATGAAAGTTATTCACAGCGGAACAAAGATATTTTATGACGATGTTGAAAAGTATTCATCTGCGAACGATGTAAAAAGCTACGCTATCCAGTTGGGCGATTATCTATACATATTAGACGGACTTAAACTCTTGAGATGCGCCGATACGGCTATAGAACCGGCGGAAAACCACGCATATATTCCGACTGTAACCATCGGAAAAGAACCGGCAGGAGCGGGCACGACATACGAGCCGGTGAATATGTTGTCCGATAAGAGAAGAGACAGCTTTTTAGGTGAAGCGAGCGTAACGGTATATCAGCTTTCTTTCAACGGACTTTCAGGCGATACGGTAACGGCTCAGGTTCAGAACTCACAGGGAGTATGGGTGGATAAAACGGAAGGCACGGATTTTTCGGTAAACAGGACTACGGGAACGGTAACCTTTACGACTGCTCCGGGCGCACCGCCGGTAACGGGCGAGGATAACGTCAAGATAACATACAGCGTGGTTAATAACGATTACCGCCAAAAGGTGAACGGCTGTAAATTCGGGATATCTTACGGACTTAACGGAAACGCGGACAGATTATTTATATCGGGAAACCCCAACTGTCCGAACATAGACTTTTACAGCGAAAGAAACGACGGAACATATTTCGGGGATATCCGGTACGGTGAAGTCGGACAAAAGAAATCAAAGATAATGGGATATTCGATTATCAATAAACACCTTGCAACGCATAAGGAAAACGACGACGACGAGAGAAACATCTATTTAAGATACGGCGAACTTCCCGAAGCACAGAACAATCCCGATGAACCGTTGACTAACAAATTGGGAGCGTATTTCAGAATAACCGACATCATTCAGGGCGAGGGAGCGATAAGCAATCACGCATTCGGGTATGTGAAAGAACCTATCTTTTTGACGGCTAAAGGCATAAGCGCCGCGGCGCCGATGGAATATCTTTCGGAAAGATACATACAAAACCGAAGCGCGTATATCGATATGGCTTTGCTCAAAGAACCGAACCTTAACGAGGCTTATGCCTGCGTGTATAAAGACTTTTATATGCTGGCGATAAACGGCAAGGTATATATTCTCGACACGATTGATTTGTCCTATGAAAAGAGAAGCGCGGGGCGGTTTATCTACGAGGCGTATATATGGGACAACATCCCGGCGAGGGTAATTGCAAGCGACGGCGAGGTGATCTATTTCGGAACGACAGACGGACATCTTATGGAATTCTTTACAGCCGACAATTCGCTTGCGTCGTATATGGACGGAGTCGGGGTACTCGGTGAAAATCTTGAAGGCTTGCCGATAAAAGCGAGATGGGAATTCGACTTTTCGGGTGATGATTTCTACAAAAACAAAACAATCAGTTATTTAGCCTTAAGACTGGCTCCGGCAATGGCGACATCGGTAAAGATATCCGCAAAAGTGAGCAACAGAGAAGTCGTGCTCGGGGATTTGGGCGCAATGGCGCGGTATTTTTCATTCAGCGGACTTGCTTTTTCGAAATTCGCTTTTTCGGGCGATACCAACCCGAGAACGATAGGCAGGAAGATAAAGATTAAAAAGACCGACAGCGTGAGATTTACCTTTAAAAACGAACAGGCAAAAGAACCTTTCGGAATATACGGAATTGCGCTTGAGTTTATCGAGAGGGGAAACATAAGGAGGTAAAAGTGAGTTTTAATATACCGGCAATCACACAACAGGAAATAGACGCTGACAAGCTTGAAGGCTTGCCCGATATCCCGGGATATTCAACCGTCGATATGCAAAAGGCGATGGATAAGCTTGCGACGATGGTGGCTCAAAAGGTAAACGGTTTAATAAACGCTTTGGGTCAACCGAGTACGGGAGTGTTGACGGAAGATGAAGTTGCTTATGCGATATTACAGGCTCAATTCGCTTCGGGAACGGGGGATATGCTGGCGGCGATGTACGATCCGACGAGCAAGGAACAGGATGTCTTTGCTTATGCGGATAACGCCGTATCCACCGCCGTTGCCCCGATACAGGCGGCTATTGCTTTGGCGCAGGCGGAGGCGAATATAAAAATCCGCCGAAGTACGGCGGAGCAGGTTGTCGGCATCGGCACAAACGGCAAACCTCTATATCACAAAACATTCACGAACATTTCGGTTCCGGCGTGGAGTTCGGGAAACCCTCCCGTTTCGGTTACGGTTGCTCACGGCATTTCAAATCCGGAAAAATTTAAACTTGTTAACGGTACGTTTAGAGGAGCAGGAGACATTGCCTCGCAACCGTTTCCGAGACTTTACATATCTCCGACGGGAGGTTCAATAGATTTATATATCCAATCCTTTAATTCAACAAATTTCTTTATAAACAGTATTTATCACAGAGCAGCCGTAATAGACGAATTAACGCTTGAGTATCAAAAGTCAACGGATTAGAGGTGGCATAAAAGTGAAAAGCTACGAAGCATTGGAAACAACATTGATGACAATTCTCGCTATTGCGGGCGGAATATCGGTAATAACGGGGGCGGCTATCAGCATTAAAAATCTTTTCTTCGGACCGTTTAAAAGGCTGAGGTATCTGGAACAGACCGTTTCGAAGAATGTCAAACGCATGACGGAAGTTGAGGAAACCATAAAAATATTTTTAATTTCACAAAAGGCGATTTTGGATCATCTCATATCGGGCGACTCGGAAGAGGAGCTTAAAGAAGCATCTAAAAATATAGACAATCACTTGATTGAAAGGATAGGTCACTGATGATTGATTTAACACCGGTAATTAACGCAATAATCGTACTTTTAGCAACGCTTATAACGGCTTTTGTCATTCCTCTGCTAAAAACGAAATTAGGCGAGGAAAAGTACAACAAAATGCTGATGTATGCCGAAATTGCGGTAAACGCAGCCGAACAGATTTACGGAATAGGACACGGCAAAGAGAAACTTGATTATGCTGTTAAATATCTCGAAAGCAAGGGATATAAAGCCGACAGAACCGCCATTGAAGCAATGGTAAAGACTATGTTTACCGATAAGCCGAAAGAGGAAGAATGCACTCACGAAAACACCGATGAGGTGGAGCATGAGATATCCGGTTAACTACATCGCAATAACGAGAGGGTTTACTTCTTCGCACTTGGGCGTTGATTTCGGTTGGAACTCAAACAACGGCGGACCCTATCACGATATAGTCGCAATCGACGATGGTACGGTAACGGCGGTTGTGGATGGGTACGGCAATACTTATCCCGCAAACAGGATATACGGAAACTATGTATTGATAGACCACGGCTGGGGCTTAAGCTCTTTATACGCTCATATATTAAACGGAAGCATTAAAGTAAAACGGGGGCAGAGGGTAACGGCGGGAGAGGTT